AGTATTTTTTCCTGAACAAGGTGAGCCAGATACTATTGTTATATTTCTGTAATAATCTTTATTATCATCTTCAGCTTTTTGCTTAGAATCATATTTACATGAGCCAGTAGCACCCCATCTCCATTTTCCGTTATTGCATTTATAAGCTGGCATCTCCTATATTTTCAATTGTAGTCATATTCATTTGAATAAAATGTTTATCACCACCCTCTATTGAGTTTAAATTTTCTTTTTGCCTAACTTCATTAATACTCATATAACCATTTTGTATTGCTGTTTTATAAGCTTCATTCCTTGTTTTAACATCTCCTCTAAGTAATCCATTGACATTAAATTCAACAAATGTCTTTCCAAGTTCGTTTGTTCTAAATAATTTTAGATTCATCTCTTGCTCTATTCTTGTTAGATAAGGCATCAATGTATAAGTAACATATTCTTGAGATTGCATTTCTATATTATTAAAACTTGACTTAGATAAATCTTTTAGCATGTGAGGTGGAATATTGAATATCCTTGCAATCTCCTCTATTCCAAATTGTCTGGAAGCTAAGAACTGAGCTTGCTCTGGTGAGATTGAAATTGGCTTGAATGTCAATCCCTCTTCAAGAATAATAGTTGAGTTTGAGCTTTTTAGTTTAGCATAAGAACTATTAAAACTATTTTTTAATCTTTCTATTGCTGTTTCACTTAATGCCCTATCAGTTGATAATACTGAGCTTGGCTTTGCTCCATTCTTGAAGAATGTACTTCCAAACTCTTCTATTGATAGATTCCAGTTGATAGCCTTAGCACATTGGTCAATAGGTGAAAGTCCCTCAATTCCATCATCTGTAATCAGTTTGATATGTAATACATCAGCACTATCCAAAACACTACCACCATCCATTTGATAGAATAGCTCATTTTCTTTTATAAAGATATTTACATAATCAGGATTTATTGGAATTAGTTGAACTGGATTAGCTGAGTTATCTCTTACTATTTGAACATAAGCATTACCATCAGTTAAAACTGAATACATAACATATTCAAAAAAAGTTATTTTATTTTGAAAGTTATTAGGTTTAAATTTTATAAGATTGTAAATTCTATTATTTACATCCTCAACTTTATCACCATTATTTTCTTTTCTATATACTGTTATTGGTAAAGATGAAACACTTTCAGAAAGTAATCTGATTGCATTCCAAACTGATGTGAGAGTTAATGCTTTATCAGAATCAAAAACATCAGCATCAGGAAAGATTGTATTTAAACTCAATCCCCTTTTATCTATATTCTTAGAACTATCACCAATGAAAAAAGTTCTAATGTTATCTATTAAGCCCAAAGATTAAAATATTTTTTACAAAAATATTAATTAAATAATTCTTCTATGTGTAACAATGTTACCTTTTTTTATTCTTCTATCTCTACAAACTCTATAAGAATTATAGTCCGAATATTTACGTTTACCAAAGTAAGTTTCATATTCATCCTCAAGTTTCTCATAAGCTTTTTTATAAGTTTTATATTTAGATGCATTGTCCCAGAATCTTTCATCAAAGCCCTCTGGTGTTAGTAATGCTATTATTTTTGAATCCATAGTTTATAATATTAAAAGTCCCCTATTGTCGTAAATACTATTAACCTCATCTCCAGTCATGTATTCCCCAAGAGCCATGACTAAAGCAACCATTCCATCAACCTTTTCTCTTGATTTGTTTTTTGCAATCTTAATATTACCAGCCGGATCTTCCTGTATTGCAACATTTGAAAGCATCCAATTCATTGCTGGATTGTTATTATGAATGATTTGTTTTCCTATAATTAACTTTTCTAATTCTTTTGTTGGTGCTGACATACTCACAAAGCCCTGACCAAAAGGAGTCATGTTTGCTCCATCACCAATTAAATCAATAACTAATTGAGATGCATTCCATCTATCATAAGCAATAGATTGTATTCTATATATTTTACTTAGTTCATTTATCTTAGCTTTAATATAATTATAATCAGCAACATCTCCTTCAGTTGCAATAACATAATTTTGATTTACCCAAGTCATGTAATCAACCTTATCTCTTTCACTTCTTTGCTTTGCATTTTCTGAGGGTATAAATAAATGAGGTAAAACAATATACTTATCTTCATCTTTAAATATTAAAACAAAAGCACTTATATCTCTTGTTGATGCTAAGTCAAGACCACCCCAACATTCCATTCCCTCAAGTTTTTTATAGTCATATTCTTGTTTGCATTTCATCCAATCATCATTAGTAATCCAAACAGTTTGAGAATCGGTCCAAAGATTTAACATTAATCTCTTAAATGTATTTTGATATGATGGTACATCAACAGCCCTTTGACTTTCCCTTTCCATGTATTCTTTTCTCAAACTGATTCCATAATTAGGATTACATTTTTTCCAAACCTCTTCATCTTGAATATCATCTCCATCAGTAGCTTCATATATTACTGAATAGAAAGTTGGATCATCAATAACTCCATCTCTAACTTTACTTGCATAATCATAAAGTTCATAGCAAATGGATTGTTTATCAAATCCAGCTGTTGTGATTGCTATGCATAACGGCTCAGTTCTTGCTCCAGTTGAGGTTAATAATGTATCCCATAAATCTCTATTTTTTTGAACATGCATCTCATCCATCAGAATACAACTGGCATTGAAGCCATGCTTTGTTGAACTATCAGAACTAATAGCTTGAAAGAAATTACCTTTGCTTTCATTAACAATTGAGTTTCTAAATACCTTTCCTCTTTTTGTTAGCTCTTGATTGTTAATAATCATTTGCTTTGCTATGTCAAAAATTATATTAGCTTGATTTCTATCACCAGCCGCTGCATAAATCTCACCACCTCTTTCTTTATCAGCAAATAACATGTACAATCCTATTGCTGCGCATAGTGTTGTTTTACCATTCTTTCTTGGGATTTGAATATAACAAGTTCTAAATTTTCTAAATCCAGTATCTTTATTTTTCCATCCAAATAAATTACTAATTATTTCTTTTTGCCATTCTTCCAAAAGCAAAGGCTGACCAGTAAGCTCTCCTTTAGTGTGAGTAATAAAAGTTTCAATAAAACCAATAGCTTTATCACTTGCTTGTTTATCAAAATAATATTTACTCAAAATAATTATTAATTTGTGTGTTGTTATTTATTTGAGGAGCTGATATTGATGCCCTTGCTGATGGAGTAATCCCAAATTGACTGGCTAATTTTAAAGCATTATTCAAAGCATCATTTTTCATTTTTACTAATGGCTTGGCTTGCCTCCTAATAAGCTCTCCCTCTGAGTTCATAAACTCATCAACTCTTCCAGTTTCTCTTAATTGTTTTTCACATTCAATGTAAATAGCTATCTCATTTACATAAGCTTCAATCAATTTTAAATCAACCTGATGCAACATATTCAGATTAAATAGTTGTTTTGTTATCTTGGTCCATTCCTCTTTGCCAATTGGAGAAAGCCAATCTGGTGAAGCTGGAATCTCAATACATAAATCAACACTCATTTCATTTTCAAGAGTTCTACATTTCTGCATTGTCCCTTTCATTTTTTTTAATTCTGTTGGTAGCTTTTTTCTTCCCTTTCCCATTGGTTTTAGTTTGAACTTAAACTGATATAGCTATAACTATACCTAAGTTTCCAATTTTGCATGTAAAAAATTGAAAC